AATATAAATAAATTAAATAATGGCGTTACATAAAAAAATTAAAAAACATCTTCCATTAGAACCTAAAAAAATTCTTTTACAAAGAAGGGAAGAGTTGTTAGAACAAATTCAAGAAGATGGTACATACCTACCTAAATCAATATTACATGCTGATTTAGACCGTGGGATGTTAGATTTTGTAAAGGAAAATTTAGAGACGACTGTTAGTGGTAAAAAGATACCAACGATTGATTTAATCATTACAACACAGAATTGGGCTCAGTTTACAGAGAGTTGGAACTTCCAAGATTTGGATAAAAATATTAAACCACCATTTGTTGCCACAGTTAGAAATCCTGATGTAAAGTTTGGAACCAATCCATCATTACAATATACAATACCAAATAGAAAACAATTTTATTACGCCAAAGTTCCGACATGGGACGGTCAAAGAAAAGGTATTGATATCTATAAAATACCTCAACCCGTTCCTGTAGATATTACTTACAATGTAAAAATATTTTGTAATAAGATGAGACACCTAAATGAATTTAACAAAAAAGTTTTACAAACATTTAGTTCTCGTCAAGCATATACTGAAATTAAAGGACACTACATACCTATCATATTAAACAACTCATCTGATGAGTCTGTTTTAGATATTGAAAAAAGAAAGTACTATGTTCAGAATTATGAATTTTTAATGATGGGATTCTTAATGGATGAAGAAGAGTTTGAGGTGTCACCTGCAATTTCAAGAACTGCAACATTTTTAGAGGTCGATACTTTTAATGTTAAAAGAAGAGTTAAGAAAGAACCTGCAAACCCTACTAATTTTGATTTAAACATTGTTTTTCCTCAGGGTATTACAGAGTTGTCTGAAACATATAGATATGAAGTAGACTTATCTATTATAGAAACTGATAATGTTGACAGTTATTCTGTTTATATAAATAACAACTACATTGGTGATGATGTTAGTGTTATTAAAATATCAACTAATGATGTTATTAAAATTGAAGTAGTAAAAAATGATGTGACTAAAAGTGCTAATTTATTTAGTAAAGCAAGACTTCTTAGTAAGACTGTAGTTATATCAGGTTGTGTTGACCCAAATGCTATTAACTATAATCCTAGTGCTACTAGAGATGATGGTTCATGTATTTACTCACCGTAAATATCCGTCACTTCTTGACAGTTTTCTTCAATCAACTTTTCTAAGAACTTATAGATTTTCAAACCGTTTTTCTCACAGTGTTTTTTTAATAATTCGTGAGACTCTGGTGAAATTTTTATGTTTTTTATTTTACTCATCGGTGTTTTTTTAAAAGGTAGAAAAAAGGTAGACTTTTTTCCTACTCCTAATAAATATAGCGGTGTAATAATAGTTTTTTGACTTTTTCCGTAATATTTATCTAAAAAATAAAACTTAAGAAATTATTTAACAATGGCGACAGCAAACAAAGTATTCGTTTCTCCAGGTGTTTATACATCTGAAAGAGATTTAAGTTTTGTAGCACAAAGTGTCGGTGTAACAACATTAGGTATTGTAGGTGAAACTCTTTCGGGTCCAGCATTTGAGCCGATTTTCATCTCAAACTTTGATGAATACCAAGCATACTTTGGTGGTACAAATCCAACAAAATTTGTCAACACCCAAATTCCTAAGTACGAAGCAGCGTATATCGCTAAAGCTTATTTACAACAATCTAACCAATTGTTTGTAACGAGAGTACTTGGTTTATCGGGTTACGACGCGGGGCCTTCATGGTCAATTACAACTGTAGGTAATTTAGATAGTACAGGTATGACTGCAACTAATTCAGTTTTAGGTCCATATGAAGTTGAATTTACAGGAACTTCAGGAACTACAACAAGTATTGAAGTTACTGACTATTCAAGCTTACCTTCAATTATTCAAAACGTTATAACTACTACGTACACAACATATACTGGTGGTGACTCTACTATATTAGGTGATATGGAGGGTTATCTATATGGTGAGATAGTAGAACAATCATCTTCGGGTTCCACAGGTTATTACTGGGGAGCGGTAAGTGCTGATACATACGCAAGTGTTACTGCTGCAACCCCTTCAACATACACTACAAGTACTAACGTATTTGAAGTAGATGATATTCGTTTTGAAGATAACGATTTAGATGACTCAACTAATGACCCTTGGTACTACTCATTATTTAGTGAATCTAGTGATGTGTATAGTGGTTCGGGTTTTGGTATGATTGTAACTGAATTAGAAAATACTGCAGGTTTTAATTATACTGGAACTGCACAAGTATATGTTACTACATACTCAGGTACACCTATTGCGGAGTACCATGATTTAGTAGTTGCAACTTTACGTTCTAGAGGTATTGCAACATATTCAAATGATGATGGTCCTGTATATGAGGTATCAGGATTAACCGATGCATCTATTGATTCATCAGGTCCATACTCATCAATCACTAAAAATCCATTTGCAACATTCGCAATTGACGCAACTGCAATTGATGGTGATACATTTACGTTTAAAACATCGTTTAACATATCAAGTTCAAATTATATATCTAAAGTATTTGGTAAATCAAACTTTGCTAAACCTCGTACTGATGTACCGTTATTCTTAGAAGAAGAATACTATTCAATGTTAAATATTGGATATAGAAAAGGTAAAATTAGAGGTCTTAACACTTCATTCTTATCTTTAGAGGGTGCAAGAACTGACACTGATAATACAGGTATTGGTTGGTATTTAGACCGTTACCAAACACCTGAAACTCCATATGTTGTTTCAGAACTTAGAGGTAGTAAGGTTTACGATATGTTTAAATTTATTACAGTATCTGACAGTAATTCAGCAAACAGAGAGGTAAAAATTTCAATTATCAATATCTCATTTAATAATGGAACTTTTGATGTTGTTGTTCGTGACTTCTTTGATACTGACGCTAATCCTGTGGTAATTGAAAAATTCACTAACTGTACAATGGACCCAGGTCAAAATAGTTTTGTCGCTAAGAAGATAGGTACAGCTAATGGTGATTTCGAATTAAAATCTAAATTTATCATGTTAGAGATGAATGAAGATGCACCAATCGATTCATTACCTTGTGGTTTCCGTGGATATTTAACAAGACAATATTCAGGTGCTAAATCACCATTCTTAGAATATAAGACAGAATATTACACACCAGGTCAAGTTATCTATAACCCACCGTTTGGTAGTTCAACAGGAACTGATAATGAAACAAGGTCAGGTGGTGATAAGGTTAGAAAAACTTACTTAGGTGTTTCTAATACTATGGGTATTGATTATGACTTCTTTAATTATAAAGGTAAACAAAATCCAACAGACTTAAAAACGGCTACTGAGTCAACACCATGGGCATACCTAACAAAAGGTTTCCACATGGATTCAGGAGCAACAGTTGTTACAATCCCTGCGGGTTACACAACATCAGGTCAGTCGGCATTTGAAGTTGGTGTTGCACAGTTTAGAACTGAACCAACTGATGAGTCAAGTCCATATTACAAATTAAACTCACGTAAATTCACAATTGCACCTTCAGGTGGTTTTGATGGATGGGACATCTATAGAGAGTATAGAACTAACGGTGATAGATATCAGTTAGGGGCTGCTGGTTATAGAGCAGGTGCTGCACCGTCTATTACTTATCCAACATCAACAGGTTGGGGAGCGTTTAAACAAATTACAGGTCCTGACCAGTTAACGTGGGGTAACACTGACTACTATTCTTACTTATGGGGTCAACAGACGTTTAAAAACCCTGAAGCGGTTAACATTAATGTATTCACAACACCAGGTGTTGATTATGTAAATAATTCAAACCTTGTTGAAGAAGCTATTGATATGGTTGAAACGGACAGAGCAGATTCAATCTATATCTGTACTACTCCTGACTACAAAATGTTTGTACCAACTTTAGGTGATTTTGACACTAACTTCATTTATCCTGAAGAAGCGGTAGATAACTTAGAAGAAACAGATATTGATTCTAACTACACTGCAACTTACTACCCATGGATTTTAACAAGAGATTCAGTTAACAACACTCAAATCTACATTCCACCAACTGCGGAGGTTGTTAGAAACTTAGCGTTAACTGATAACATCGCGTTCCCATGGTTCGCTTCAGCGGGTTACACAAGAGGTTTAGTAAACGGTGTTAAAGCACGTAAGAAATTAACTCAAGAAGACAGAGATATCTTGTATAAGGGTAGATTAAACCCAATCGCAACCTTCTCAGATGTGGGTACAGTGATTTGGGGTAACAAAACTCTACAGGTTAGAGAATCTGCACTTGACAGAATAAACGTAAGAAGATTGTTACTACAAGCTCGTAAACTGATTTCAGCAGTAGCTGTTAGATTGTTGTTCGAACAGAATGACGAACAAGTTAGACAAGAGTTCTTAGATTCAGTTAACCCAATCTTGGATGGTATCAGAAGAGACAGAGGTTTGATTGACTTTAGAGTAACAGTTTCTAACACACCTGAGGATTTAGACTCTAATACGTTAACAGGTAAGATTTACTTGAAACCGACAAGAGCACTTGAATTCATTGATATTGAATTCTTAATTACTCCGACAGGTGCATCATTTGAGGATATTTAATCACTCATTATATTTATAATATGGGGACTACAATGTGGTCCCCATTAGCCTTTATTAAACGTTTAAATAAATATACAAACATGGAATTCACAAAGAAAACTCTTAACGAAACATTAGATGTAAAATCTGATGGTAAAAAATCTTTTTCAGAAAAACCACAAAACATTGTTATTTCTGAATCACAATTAGAAAGATTAATTGAAAAATTAAACTCAACAAAATAATGTCAATTAAAAGAATCATCAGAGAATTTTACGAAGAAAAACAACTTCGTGAAGGATTTGACCCAGAAGGTAGTCCTGATTTAAAATACTATGCTTTTGACTGGGACGATAACATCGTAACGATGCCCACTCAAATCATTGTTTTAACGGAAGATGACCAAGAAATGGGGATGTCTACTGAGGATTTTGCAGACTACCGAGGGTTGATTGGTAACGAACCTTTTGAATACAACGGTGAAATGATTGTTGGGTATGCGAATGACCCTTATAGAAATTTTGGGGTACAAGGTGATAAAGCATTCATTATCGACTCAATGATGGCATATGTTGGTCCTTCATGGGATGATTTTGTTGAATGTATTAACGGTGGTTCAATCTTTGCAATTATTACGGCAAGAGGACACACACCGTCAGTATTAAGAGACGCAATATATAATTATATTGTGACCGACCATAATGGTATCAGTAAAGAAATATTGGTACAAAACTTAATGAAATACCGTAATATGGTGGGTGACAGTGAAAAAGATATCCAAATTATGATTAACGACTATTTGGACCTTTGTAAATATTATCCTGTAACATACGGGGAGGGGTCAGCGTCAAACCCTGAAGAAGGAAAGATTAAAGCTCTAAGAGAGTTTATTGCTTATGTAAAAGAGATGAGTGATATACTTGGAAAAAGAGCGTTCCTTAAAAACGATGTAAAAAATAATTTCGTACCGATGATTGGGTTTTCAGATGACGACCCAGGAAATGTGGAAAAAATCAAAGCATTTTTAGATTCAGAGTATGAAGATAAACCAGTAAGAACCTATTTAACTAAAGGAGGAGATAAACAAGAAATTTAAATTATTTTAACTAGTTTTTATTTTCTTCTAGTGGAACTTACCGAAAAATAATAAAAAGTAAATAGAAAAACTTTTGTAGTTGATATTTATAATAAAATAAACTAAAGAACAGAAAAACCAAAATACTATGGCTGATTTATTAATGAAAATGCCCGTTCCTTATGAACCAAAAAGAAAAAATAGGTTTATCCTATCGTTTCCTTCTTCATTAGGTATTAACTCTTGGTATGTTGAGTCTACATCAAGACCAAACATCCAAATTGGGGCGACAGAAATACCTTTCTTAAACACATCTACGTATGTGGCTGGTAGATTCACTTGGAATACCATAAACGTTACTTTCCGTGACCCAATCGGTCCATCAGCTTCACAAGCATTGATGGAGTGGGTTCGTTTACACTCTGAGTCTGTAACAGGACGTATGGGTTATGCTGCGGGATACAAAAAAGACATTGACTTAGAAATGTTGGACCCAACAGGGGTTGCAGTGGAGAAGTGGATTCTTCAAGGAACATTCTTAACAGATGTTAATTTTGATAGTTTAGGTTATAGTGATGATGCGTTAGCTACAATTTCAGCGACGTTACGTCCAGATAGATGTATTTTGGTTTACTAATATAAAAATAGTATTGATTAAAAATCAATCAATCATATATTTAATCCATAGAGGTCATTGTATCTCTATGGATTTTTTATTTTAACAAATATGGACCAAGCACAACAATACGGACAAATCAATATGAACTTACCACACGATGTGGTACCACTACCTTCACAAGGACTTTTTTATAAAAACAAAAAGAAAACTTTAAAGGTGGGTTATCTAACTGCTCAGGACGAAAACATCTTACTTTCCTCTAATAATAATCAAAACTTAGTGACAACATTATTAAAGAATAAAATTTATGAACCTGATTTTAATGTTAATGAAATGTTGGATGGAGACGCTGAGGCTATTCTTATCTTTTTAAGAAATACTGCATTTGGTTCTGATTACAATTTTAAATTAAAAGACCCTAAAACAGGTAAAGACTTTGAAACTACGGTATTACTTGACGAATTAAATATTATTCAACCTAATATAAAACCAAATAACGAGGGTCTTTTCGAGATGAACTTACCAAAAACAGGAAGTAATATTTTGTGTAGACTTTTAAATATTGGTGATACTAATGAGTTAAGTAAATTACAAGATTCATATCCAGAAGGTGTAACAGTACCAATAGTTACACGAAGATTAGAAAAACACATTGTTTCAATTGATGGTGATACTAGTAGAGAAAAAATTGCAACATTCGTAAATACGTTACCTATTATGGACTCTAAATTTATCAGAACTACTATGATAGATTGTGAACCACGTTTAGACCTTAATAGAACCGTTACAGCCCCGTCAGGAGAAAAAGTGAATGTACGTATCACTTTTGGGGCAGAGTTTTTTCGTCCTTTCTTCTGATTACAAGAGAGTTATGCTCGATGAGTTCTACTATCTGAGTAAACATGTTAATATGTCTTACACGGATATGATGTCTATGCCTACATTTGAAAGAAAGTATTTCATCAATAAATTATCTGAAGAATTTACAAAAAGAGAAGAGGAGTACGAAAAACAACGTAATAAATCTCGTTAAAGAATATTTATTGTAAAAGAAGAATATGTTTTTCCAAGAGAACGGAGGTTTAAAAGCGGATACTCAAACAGTTGCTGAAAATATAAAGTTGGCGGACATTAGTTTAAAAAACTTTGCCCAAAATCTAAAAAATAGTGTTACTGATGTACAGAAAGTTATAAATCAGGCAGCAGCAATTAATAGTCAAACAGCTAATCAGGTAAGACAAACATTAGGTCAAACTAGAGTTGTTAGTAATCAAGTACAAGATGTTATTGCTCAGGCAACCAAATCTACAGGTCTTATAGGTATTAATGCTGAAAAAAACATCGAGTTATTTGGTGCGTTGAATACTGCGATGCAAAGAAACACCTTCTTTACTGACCAACAAATTACAAGATTTCAGGCATTAGGATTTACGGCAAACATGACCGCACAACAATTGGCGGATATGGCAACTTCATTTGATACTTTAGGGTATACTACAGATGAGACTCTAGTGATGATGGAAGGTATGACCAAAGAAGCACGTTCTTATGGGTTAAATGTTAGTCAATTTATGGACCAAGTTAATAAGAACCTGAAACTAATGGTTGGTTATAACTTCAAGGGTGGTGTTGACGGATTATCTAAAATGGTGGCACAAGCACAAGCATTAAGAATTGATATGGGTGCTACCAAATCTTTTGCTGAAAAATTATTAGACCCTGCTCAGGCAATTGAAACTGCTGCTGGATTCCAAATGTTAGGAGGGGCTGTAGGAGATTTAGGAAACCCATTCCGATTACTTAACATGGCTCAAACCGATATGGCGGGATTACAGGATGAATTAGTTAAAATGTCTGCAGCGTCCATACAATTTAATGAAGAGACGGGTGAGTTTGATATCCCTGTTACACAAATGTATCGTATGAGGGAAGCTGCCAACTTAGCTGGACGTAGTTATGAGGAGTTTAGTGAAATGGCAATGAACGCGGCTCAGAGAACACAAAAACTTAAATTACTTGATGAGTTTAACGTTCCTGAAGAACAAAAAGAATTAATTGCTAGTTTAGGAAAGATAGGTGCTAACGGTAATTTAGAAATAACAATGCCTGACGGTTCAATTAAAAAGATAGGTCAAGGATTTAATGAATTGGTTGGTGATGACTATGCCGAGTTACAAAAAATGTTAGATGTTAATAAAATGTCTGAATTAGATGTAGCAAAAACTTCTATGGGTTATTTAGATGAGATTAAAAATGCTCAAGACACATTAGTAAAACTTACAACGTTGAACTTAATACAATCGGGAGGATTTGAAACATTCGGTGAAAATATAAGTAAAGCTCAAGATTTATTAACTACTAGTTTTTTAAAGAGAGAAAGTGAAATAAATCTTCCACCATCTGCCGTAAATGCTGTGGGAACAGTAACAACTCAATTAAAATTAGAACCTGAAGATGCTGATAATTTTGTTGGTGCAATGGTTGATGGTCTTAATACTTTTTCTAAAACTATTGAAGATAAATTTATACCTGCTTTAGAAAATTTTGATTTTAATAAAAATCTTATTGAACCGATGACAAAAGGATGGGAGAGTGTGTCGGACGCAATTAGAGATACGGGTTGGCTTGAAATTGATAATGGTAATGTCATTATTAGAAATGTTAATGCTGGACAACGAGAATTACTTAGTAGTGAATCTCCAACAGCTGGTCAACGAGAATTACTTAGTAGTGAATCAGCAACTGCAGGTCAACGAGAGTTAATAAATGGTATGTCTTCAGCCTCTATCAATGCAATTGAGAATGCGACAATTAACAATATGAATGGTGCACCAACAGGTGGTTCATCAGAACCTATACAACTGGCGGTTTCAGGAGATATAAATCTTTCATTAGAAAATATCTTAACTAATGCTAGTATTGATAATGATGTTCTTGGAAGAGCATTGGCAAATAATCAACAATTTATTGCTGATTTAGAAAAAGAAATGAATAATAGTTTGAATTCATACAACTACCGCAGTAATTCGAATAGTAGAGTTTCGTAAATTTAGAATTCACAAACAACATAAAATTATATATGCATCTATTTATGTATAAAGAATAATTAGATGCCAAGTCCATTATCATTTGATTCAACAGAAAACTTCAGAAAGAAGTTATTGGTTAAGAATTTACAACCATACAACAGCGATGGTTTTGTACCTAATAGTGAACCAGGAACTACTGAATTTAACCTAAATGACCAAGCGGTGGTTGATTCGGTTGAGGTTGAGGTTATCGGTGAAGACGAATCAAAAAACGCATATGTAAAAAATCTTTATGGTCCTGAAGGGGGTTACGGTATGCCTTTAAGTGTGGACGATGTTATTAACCCATCATCAACTGCGTTAATAGGTAAAGAAGGGTATTTCACATTTATTTCATCAACATACAACGCATTTAGTCTTTTAACAAGTAATAACCCACAGGGTGACAATGGTTCTTTATCTCAAGACTCTAATTTAGCTAAGATTGCTGCAGACTCTTTAAAGTCTGAATTTGAATATAGGGTTGCTCAAGAAACGTATCAACAAACATTAGGTAGGGTAAATGCTATAGATGCATTACAAGACCCATACGATTTATTAGGTATTGTTACGGGTAACAAAACGATTATTGAAAGAGATTGGAAAATATCTGTACCAAAAAATATTTTTGCAAAGGGATTAGATTTTATCAGTCGTATTAGTGGTGTGTATTCACCATATTCGTGGATACCTGGTGACTATTTTAGTACTGAGCCAAGACAACTATTATTAAACCAAGCAGCAAATGCGGTTACAGGTTTATTTGATAAGAGAGGAATTCTAAAATTACCAACAGAAAAAACAGGAATGCAAACATTCTTGGACAACACTGGTGGTGGACAAAGGTCAAGATTATTTAAGGGGTTATCAATGAACAGGTATGTACCTGATTATAACAAAAATTTCTTAACTGATTTATTTACTGAAGTACCAAAACAAAATTACTATGTTGGTAGTTCACAACAGGAGGTTAGTGATATTGTTGCACCTCAAGATTCATTACCATTAGACCAAGACGGTAACAAAACACAATCACCAGTTTTTGGGTATGACGAGGTTGCCAAAATTTACGAAAACGAACAAAAAGAAAACCAGTTTAAATTTGGATTAAACCAAACATCAACATATGATGGTGGTGGAGTTCAAGGAGGGTTCACATGGGTGTCGCCAAAGAGGAAAGACTCGGCAGGACAGAAAGTTGGTAGAGGTGCAGAATTCTATGGTACTATTGACGGTGATTGGACGGAAACAGGTATTCAAACAACATTCCAAGCCAATCAATCTGTTGGTGGTGCTGGTGACTATGAGTTTACGAAGGGTTCTATTTTAGATAATACTCAACAATTAATTAATTCTGCC